AGTTACCCTGTGGTAATGCCTGGGTATCTTCTAGTTTTCTGCCATAGTTATTTACTACTTCTGAGATTAGAATGTTACTTTTTCCACCGCCTATATACTCAGGTCGTTGAAGTCTTGCATCGTCACCTATAATATTAAAATGGGCGGCAATTGTTTCAATGTACCGAGATCCGGCTCTCGCTTGCTTTTCTAGCCAACGACTTAATCTATAGGCAAAACGGAAATTATTGATTGTAAAGAAGGAGCTGATTGTATCAATGTTTTCTATTTTGATATTGTCAACACCAGCCTTTATCGCTCCACTAGTAGCTGATATTGTACCTGTTGCGTTTGCACCGTTAGACGATAATTTTGCCTGTGCATTTGATTTGTAATTTACTGTGTTTACAACAGGAAATTGTACTGGATCTCCTTTTTGCGCCCATGGTAATGCGCCAGTGAAGTAATCCTTTGACCATGCCCTTTTGTATGGCCACCATATAACATTTGCAGGATCTAGTCCAACTTCACCTACAAGATTTTGATCTCTGTAGTACTCGTTATAAATTAAGTTGTAAGCCTGGAATGGCATTCGCAATACTTCTAATGCGCCAGACACTTGGCCGGATTTTGTAGGCAATCCGAAATAATCCCATAGTGTTCCAGTTTGCAAGCTAGATGAATCCAGATAAATAGTTGGTATTGCTAAATCGTCGCCGCTTATAAACTTTTCCCAGTCAGACCATAGTAACCGATTGGGTACAAAAAAGTAATGTATGTACGCGTTGAGACGAACATAAGCAGGCGATACGAGTGGCTGTAGCCTGATTAGAAATTCAGATGATATGTTGAACACGTCGCCAGGGACAACCTCTTCACATAATACAGGAATGAGGCGCCCGGCTTCAACTGTCAACTTTTTTTCATGAGATAGATCGAATTTGCTCTTTTCGGGAGCTTTGAACAATGCTTCTTGAATCATTTTAAAGTTTGTTTTTAGTTTGTTTTTGTTTGATACTTAATTTAGCCTCTTTAACGAGACGATTTTTATATGTAACCTCTTGATTTTGTGCATAATAAGCATGTTGATTTTTGTCGCTTATTTGTTGAAGTTCATCCTTTGTGAATATACGTTCTTTGTAATATCTTGGAAGTTTTCCGGGATAACCTCCTGGCCAAATAATATCGTCGTTTACAGTTTTTTTGTGCCTGTCTGAATACTCTTCAAGGTATGACCAGCCCAGGTTTTTACTCATTACACTGAATGGTTGATGATGTTTTTTCATGCCTTTTGATATCTCCTTTTTTCCCAGATAATTAGTTACATATTTTATTGATGCTGTAGTAACCGGGTCAACACTTATCCGACCTTTTTCCCATGACGGTTTGACCGTTTCACTATCCGCACCGAACAGAATAGCGTGATAGTGAGGTCTCTTAGTTTCACCACCGTATTCACCGACCGCGTAATATTTGATTTTTTGCCTATTACGTTTTCGCAACCTTTTGAAAAACTTCTGCAGATCACTTTTGCGCAGACAAAGGCGATCAGTTTTAGAATCTTTTGGAACATTATTTTCATCATAAGTTAATGTAATAAAGTGTTTTTGTTCGTAGTTTTTTGCTTCCTTTTGTAGTCTGAAAGTCCAATCCATTGATCGTCGATTTAGACACTGCAGGCAGGATCCACACCCGACCACGACCGATCGAGATGTGGCACCCTGACCTACTTTTACTAGTATAGGTTTTGCGCAGCCCATATCTATTACAGTCTGATACCACCGCGGGACAACCTAATTTTTACAGCTTTCCACTGTCTTTTTTTAGCTTTATCCATTATTTACCTCCTTTCTGTTATTTTATTTTAAAATTCATAACTTTGTTGTAACCTTTTTTTATCCGGCTTTGCACTTTTTGTGCTTCACTTCCCAATTCATTGAAACGACCCTTCCATGTACGAGGCCAAATTTTATCCATATCAATATTGATATTTTCTTTGGTGTATTTGTTGTACTTTAACTTTTGCCATTCTTGTAATAGCCGATTCATGTCAATTTCTGTCATCATTTTACGAGACATAGTTGTCTGCAGGTCTATATCAGATTGAATTTTCGGAATTAACCTTCTAGTGTATTCAGTTTGCTGGTTAATGTTTTTCTCTTCTGCTAATGTTTTTAGATTGGTAGTAATCAGATTTTCAATCTCTTGAACTGTTTTCTTCCCATGTAACTTCATATTAGCAGTTTGATAAGTGTTTTGCATCATTGTTTCATATTTGTTTCTCAAATCAAATAATAATGTATTCTGATTCATTTTTGCAGTTTGACGCTTTAAACCAGCCTCAAGCGCTAGATTTGAGATCTCTTGATTTATTTTCTCTTGTAACACTTTTTGGTTTGAGATTGTTTGATTTTTTAACCTATAATCTTGGTACATTTGTATTGAGTTAGGAATCCCAAAATCTGGCGCCGGAAAAGTACCTTCTGCAGGTGAATACTCTGGTGAACTTACAGCGGTATTTCCTGAATTGCCTTGCTGATACATTAACGCAGGATTAAGACCGGCAGCCGCAAATCTAGCCATTTGCGATTTAGGACTATTATACTCATTCTGCAAGTTCATTATTTCCAATTGTCTATTGTAAGCTTTTTGAGATTCATTCGAAGCCCATTCTCGCTGCTTTTTTGCTTGGCCTAAGGAGAATAATCCTTGACCAACATTTGCACCACCTGTTATCATCATCGCAGTTCCTGGATCAATTGGCATTTGAACCTCCATTTCCTACTTTCTTTTTCATTAACTCTACATCATGCGCCAAGTTTTTGATAACTTGAATTAAGATATCTTGATCGTGTTTCAAATCTTTTACGGCCGATGTAAGCTCTTCAACAGATGTTTTCGCTTTGTTCGCTTCGATCCACGTTTCTACTATCACTTGAAAAACCGTGGGTTTTTTACCCGTTTGATTTTCATTACTTTGTGATTTTTTTGCCATGTTTTTTTTGTTTTTATTACTCCGCAATAATAAACATTTTTTTTCTCATTGACTACAGAGGTGTCAATGCGCACAATATAACAAGGACGTGTTTGTGCGCCCGGACACCGGGAGATTTGAGAATGGCAGAATAAAACCAGAATAAGCCAGAACAACAACACCAACAGCAGCGCTTTGGGCTGTTCCCAAGAGGGAGCCCTGGCGCTGCTGAGTTGTTACCGGCTTATTTCCGGTTTTATTTCCGCCTAGTTTCATTGTTAGTATTGCAAGATTTTGTTTAACTAAGATTTTAGTTCATTTTCAACTTGCTGATCCTGATTTTGTTCTGAATTGTTTCTATCATTATTCGCGTCGTTTGTAATCGTCGCGTTTTGTGTATTTATGAATTCATGAACATCTGTTATATCCTTAAATTTTCGGTTTACACCGTCAGGATCATACATTTGCTGAGATTTGATGTTTTGCAATACTAACGGCCCTAGTTCATTCAACAGATCTGGAATTGTCTTAGCCTGATCTGGTTGTGTTACTATATCGTCAGAATGAGGCTGCATTTGCCACATTTGATCGTTTTCTGCAAAGTTTGTTCTGTAATACATTTTCTTATTTTTTAAGGTTAAAGTAGTGGAGAATTATCTGCAGGCATAGGCCTGAGTGCATCAATTCGATGATAGATGTTAACCAGGTAATTCCTAGTTGCTGGTACTGCAAAGAAATTGTTCCCTGGTGTACATTCGATGAATGTTTGATTTAAATTGGGTGCAGCGCTAAACTCCCTTGCATCATGCCATGCCTTCATGGTTGTTCTAAAGTCACCGTGTATTGAGTTCATTGCATGCCGATACTCTGCATAACGCGATTGATATCCGAACACATTTTCATCGGAACCCGACCCTGTCGCATAGATTTCACGCTGTTTTACTTCCTGCTCTCCAAGATTAGCAAACTCTGGCCAGTAGTAATCCGTGACAAATTGTCTAGTAAACTTTTTGTGTACGCCCTGAAAATAGTCAGCTTCCGGGATAATCGAAAATATGCCAATAATCCAACCATGTTCGGTGGACTTGTAATAGGCTTTGTTTGTTTCTCCAACTGATATACCATGGCCGGCCAAGTTACCCTGTGGTAATGCCTGGGTATCTTCTAGTTTTCTGCCATAGTTATTTACTACTTCTGAGATTAGAATGTTACTTTTTCCACCGCCTATATACTCAGGTCGTTGAAGTCTTGCATCGTCACC